TGACACCGTCAAGGCCATCAAGGCATACGCGGCGGCCAAGGTGAACAGCGACTACGCGCGGCACGCCAACGCGCTCCTGGCCCACCTCGAACAGCACCACGGACTGGCCAAGGGCGAACTGGGCAAGGCCATGGCCAAGGGCGCGACCGCCCCTCCCCCGGAGCCCAAAGCCAAGGCACCAGCGCCAACCCCCGAGCCGACGCCAGCGGCGGCCGTGGAGCCGGTCAAGCCATCCGAGCCGACGCCACCACCACCAACTCCGGAGCCCGAGCCGACGGCCACGGAGCCCACGCCAGCGGCCACGCACGACCCCTCGGTCATGCCGAAACCGGCCCCCGACAACCTCGCCCAGGAGTTCCACCACAACTACGCGGAGAAACACCCGGACAGCACGGCCGAGAAGATCGAGTATCTCAAGAACGAGGCCGCCTACAGCGCCCACCCGGAGAACAAAGCCTACGCCGAGGCGCTGGTCGCGCACCTCGAACACAAGCAGGCGGCCGAGCAGGCAGCCGCCGCCCCGGCCGCGCACGACCCCTCTGTCATGCCCGAGCCCGCCGCCAACAACCTCGCCCAAACGTGGCTCAAACAGGACATCGAACAGAACCTGGGCAACACGGCGGCGAAGCTGGCGCTGGCCCAGAACGAGGCCGTCTTCCAGTCCAACCCGGAGAACAAAGCCTACGCGCTCGCGGTGGCGGCCCACCTGGAACACAAGCTGGCGGCAGAGCAGGCAGCCCCCCCGGCGGGAGCGCCCGGAGAATTGCCGCAGCCCACCGAAGGCTACTCCAGTCAGGAGAAACTCCACACCAAGATCGCCGTGCACCCCGGCACAACGGCCGAGAAGATCGCCTTGGTCGAGAAGGCCAAGGGCAACTACGTCTCCGAGGAGAACAAGGCATACGCGGAGAAGGTCCTGGCCCACCTCAAGGGGCAGCAGGCGAGCGAGCCCGAGCCAGCGGCGGCGGATCCGGCCACGCCACCGAAGCCCGAGGCCGACAACATGGCCCAGGAGTATCTCCACGCGGATCTCCTGAACCACACCGGCACCAAGGCCGAGAAGCTGGCGATGATCGAGAAGCACTCCTCGGTCTGGGCCAACCCCGAGAACAAGGCATACGCGGAGGCGCTCAAGGCCCACGTGGAGGCGCAGCCCGAGCCGGGGGCAACCGCACAGCCAGCGGCCGAGCCGGACTACCTCAAGACCCTGTTCAGCGCCGATCCGGACAAGACCGCCACCCTGCCCGGTTTCCAGAAGGGCAACCCGGTCCACGAGTATCTGCACGGCGTCATGCACGACCCCGACCTGGACGACGGGCAGAAGATCGACAAGGCCAAGACCGAGCACGCGCTGTCGCTCGCGCCCGAGAACAAAGCCTACGCCAAGCAGATGGTCGAGCACTTCGGCGGCGAGATCACCCCCGAGGACGAGGCATACGCGAATTCCGTCCACGAGGCGCAGACCGCTTTCACGCCCGAGCCCGAGCCCACCCCGGCGGCTGGTGGTCCCAACGCACCCGAGAAGGGGGACATCACGCAGGAGTGGCTCCACAAGGTCGCGACCGACCCCAACATGACCAACGCGGAGAAGCTGGCCGAGGCGCAGAAGACCCACTCGCTGGTCAGCCACCCCGACAACAAGGCTTACGCGGAGCACATCATCCAGCACCTCGGCGGCACGGTCGCGCCCGAGGCCAGCGCCGAGCCAGCGGCCCCCGGCCACACGTTCCACACGCCACCGGGACTGCCAGCCAAGCCCTACGGCTGGAAGGCGGGCAACATCTTCGCCGCCGCGTCCACCGAGGGGACCTCGCTCGCGGAGAAGATCAAGGCCGTCCAGGCCCTCTCTGGCGAGGGGATCAACAACTACAAGCAGGGCGTCATCAAGGCCCTGAAGGCGGCCAACACGCCCCTGCCAAAGCCAGCGGCGGGCAAGAAGGCCCAGGCCCACCTCCACAAGCTGGTCCAGGCCGAGACCACCCTCCCCGGCAAGCTGGCCGCCATCGAACAGCAGGCGGGCCATTGGACCCTCCCCCAGAACATCGCCTACAAGGAGGCCCTCACCGAGGCGGTCCACAAGCAGCACAGCGCCACCCCAGGCGGTGCGGCCACGACCCCATCCGCGAGCCCGGCGGCCACGCCAGCGGCCACGCCAGCACCAGCAGCACCGAAGCCAGCGCCACCGCCCGGCCCCGTCGCCGGTCCGGATCCAGCGCCGAATTCCAACAAGCAGAAAGAGATCCACGAGATCGCGAACCACCCGACCGACACGCACGAGGTCAAGATCGCGAAGATCACGTCCATCGCCAACATCGCCAACCCAGGCGGCACCACCCAAGCCTTCGCCAACGCCTACCTCAAGGCCATGGGAGCGCCCGAGGTCAGCGCCCCGGCCCCTTACAACCCCTACGCGCCCACGCCCCAGGTCAGCGGCTCGCCCAACGCGCCCAAGCCCAGCACCACGCACGCGATCTCGCCCAACAAGATGAAAACGGCGCGGGCGCAGAAACTCCACGCGGGCGCGGCCAAGATCAGCAGCGGCGAGGATCCGCAGGCGGCCAAGGCGCTACCCAGCATGGACCGGAAATGGTGGTCCAAGATCCCGGCGGCGGCACGCGCGGCGGTCAAATCCTACAAGGGCGGATCCTCGGCCATCAACGGCCAGCTACGCAAGGAAGGCTCGTGGAGCCAGCACACCCAGAACGAAATCGACCACCTGGACGAATTGTTCGAGCACCCGGAAAACGTCCTCCAGCAAGACGTGATCCTCCGGCGTGGCGAGGGCGTCGACCAGAGCGTGATCGACAAGCACATGGCGGACCTCGCCAAGGGGGCCATCGTGCGGCCGCACCGGACCGGGTTCACCTCCACCTCGAGGGCATCCAAGGCGGCGTTCAGCAGCAAGAATGTCATCTACGAGATCATCGCCAAGAAGGGCACGCAGGCGGTGGGCATGTGGGCCAACGACCCCAGCTTCCATTCCGAGAACGAGGTCCTCTTGCGCCACGGGACTTCGTTCGAGGTCTACGAAATCGAGAAGGTGGGCAACCAGTACATCTACCGCTGCCACACACTCTGAAGGGAGCCACGCATGGCACGTGAACCAGGGGCCAACCAGACCGACGGCATGATGATCGTCACCTACTGGCCCGACAAGGACGAGGGCGAGGTCTCATGGGACGGCGAGTCCAAGGGGCTCGGCGTCAAGGAGCGCAAGACGTTCCCCAAGCCCGACGATCTGAAGAATGTCGACTACCCCGAGGACGAGGACGCCACGACCCCTCCCCGCCCCACGGGAGACATCGCGAGCGGACGTGGCAAGCGCCATGGCTGACCGCTCGTGCCACTGTGACCAGAAAGGGAAGCCACGCATGGCAAACCTGGGTGACTACATCAACCGGGCGTTCTTCGCTCGGGACAAGGCGACGGTGGCGGCCATCGTGGCCGACGCCGAGAAGGAACTGGAGAAGGAGCCCGACGGCGACGAGGGCGACGGCTCCAAGACCGTCAACGTGCACGTGCACGGATCCGCCCCCGCCGCCGATGCCGCCACCGATAAGCGCCTCGGCGCGGTGGAAGACAGCCTCCGGGCCCTCGACCGTAAGATCTCCTCGGTCATGGACTCGGTCGCCAAGGTCATCGCCAAGACCAAGGACGAGGACGAGGACGACAAGCCCCCGCCCGAGGACAAGGAAGACGATGACGACGCTGGCGACAGCGACGAAGGCGGCGACGACGAAAAGAAGACCGACGACGCCGACAACGTCGTGGGCGCGATGGTCGCCAAGAAGCTGCCCTCGCTCGAAGCGGAACTCATGGAGGCTGACCCGGCGCTGAAGACCGGCAAATCCAAGATGGGCGACGCGGAGACCAAGAGCCGCAGGCAGCGGGCGCTGGCCAACGTGGTGCGCGACTGCGCCGCGCGGGCGGAATTACTGGCCCCTGGCGTCAAGATCGCGCAACTCGACAGCGTCACCCTGGACGATGCCAAGGTGGTCGCCGGACGGCTCTGCGCGCTGCGCAAAACGGCTCTGGTCAAGACGGCCGGATCCGACCACGCGGCCCAGATCACCGGCCGCTACACCGCCGACGCGATCAAGGACATGTCATGCGACGCGGTCCGCATGCTGTTCGTGGACGCCTCCGACCGCATGCGGGCGCTGAACAACGCACGCGGCGTGTCCTCCCCGATGTCCGGCATGACCACCGGGCAGATGAACGGGCGGGCGCACCAGACGGCCGTCCTCAAGGGCATCAACCAAATCAACAAGGAGTTCTGGGACAAGCAGTCCACCCACGCGCACTGACCCCTCCCACACACGAAAGGAGACGACGACATGGCAACTGCTATCCCCGACATCGGGGGCGGCAAGCTGATCACGTTCCTCTACCACGAGGACTCCGTGATCATGTTCGACAACCCGGTCCAGGCATGGATCATCGACGAGACCGGGGCGACCCCGGCCAAGCCGATCATCCTCGGCGAACTACCCCCGGCGGCGGGCGATACGGGAGACATCGAGTCTCCGCAGTGGGCGCAATTCGTCGGTAACGCGGTCTACATCCCCGACAAGCTGCGCACCTCGGTCGCCGGGCTGTTCACCTACCTCGCCACCAACAACGGGGCGCATCGCAAGCTGTGGCCCGAGTTCATGGATCCGACCCTGAACGGCTTCTACAACCAGTGGCGCGAAGGCAACCCGGATCTGGCCAACGCCTACAACCCGGCCGAGCCAGCACCCGAGGGCGAGGCGGTCTCCGCGTTCACCCGCACGGTCTACGGCGAGCCGCACCATCAGGTCATCCCCGACGGGGCACGCGTGCCACCCCCGCCCGAGGTCAGCCTGCGGCCAGCCGACACGCGTATGGCGGGACAGGATGTCTCGACCACCACGCGCGAAGGCCGTCAGGGCGACGCCCCCGGCACCGTGCAGGCCAACCGCGACGCGCTCGACACCCAGACCAAGGTGGCGACCGGCATGGCTCAACGCGAGCCAACCAAGGGCGAGGCCGAGAACCGGGCGGCCCAGGAGCGGGACACCAAGGGCGACCACGACACCAAGCACGACACCAAGGCCCCCACCCCGGCTCCAGGCTCCAAGAAGTAAGCCGGGCAACCACGAAAGGAGAGTGAGAAATGGTAGCGTTCGTCTACAGAATGGACACGGGATACCCCGGCATCACCAACCGTCAGCACGACTGCACGGTTGAAGCCCAGGTCATCTCCTCTGTCTCGCCACCGCCTGAGTATGGCATCGGTGTGGTCATCGACGCGGCGACGGGACAGATCCGCGCGCCAGTGACGGGCGATCCGCCAGCGCCTGGGGGCATGGTCTACGGCCTCTACGTGAAGCCCTACCCGACCCAGGGCAGCACCTTCAACGACCCGCTCGGCGCGGCCTCCCCGCCCGTGGCGGGCATCGGGAATGTGCTCAAGCGGGGCTACATGACCGTCAAGCTGCGCGGCGCGGCGGCCGCCGTGAAGAACGGGCCGGTCTACATCTGGAAGGCCCCCGCTGGTGGCGGCCAGATCCCAGGCGGCATCACGGCGGACGGCTCCACGCCTGCCAACGTGATGGTCCTCCCCGGCTACTTCATGGGCCCGGCCGACGCGAACGGCATCACCGAAGTAGCAATCAACATCTGACGACTTCGCCGCGCAAGTAAAGCGCGGACCCCTCACAAGTAAATCTCTCTAGGAGGCGACCATGCCAGACGGCATTGGCTCGGGCCTGTTCTCGCTCGGTGGCGGGGGCGGAGGCTCTGGGCTGTTCACATTCGACCAGAACTACACGCGGGACTCAGCGGGCGCGTTCCTCATCGGGGAACTCGAACGCCTCGACCAAAAGATCCACGCCCCACTCTATACCGTCACGTGGGGACGCGACGTGGACGTGCGCGAGGACATCACCCCCGGTGACGAATACGCGTCCTACACCAACTCCAGCTTCGCCGCTCCCGGCGGCATCACCCCATCCGGCATCAACTGGATCGGCAAGGATGTCAACGCGATCTCCGGGGCCATGCTGGACATCGGCAAGACACCGCAGCCGCTGTTCCTGTGGGGCATGGAACTGTCCTACACGCTCCCGGAACTGGCCTCGGCGATGCAACTGGGCCGTCCCATCGACGACCAGAAATTCGAAGTTATCCGCACCAAGCACCAGATGGACATCGACCAACTGGTCTACACGGGCGACAGCACCGTGGGCACCACGGGACTTTGCAACCACGCCCTGGTGACCAACGTCAGCAACGCGACCGGCGGCGCGTGGACTCCACTCACGCCCGACAACATGCTGGCCCAGGTCAACGAATTGCTGGCCTCGGTCTGGTCCGCTTCCGCCTGGGCCGTCATGCCCGACCAGCTACGCCTCCCGCCTGCCCAGTTCGGCATGCTGGTGAACTCCAAGGTCTCCTCGGCGGGCAACATCTCGACCCTGCGGTTCTTGCAGGAGAACTCGCTGTCCAACACCCAGAACGGGCGGCCGCTCAACATCCAACCGTTGAAATGGCTGAACGGACGCGGCGTGGGCGGCACGCAGCGCATGATGGCCTACACCAAGGACTACGATAAGGTCCGCTACCCGATGACCGGCCTGCAGCGCACCCCGCTGGAATGGCGCTCGCTCTACAACATCACGACCTACTGGGGCCGTCTTGGCGTGATCGAGGTCATCTACCCGGAGACGGTGGGCTATCGCGACGGCATCTGACACGCACGACGACCTGTGAATTTCAGCCAGCGGGCGGCAGATTACCCAGCCTAGCGCGCCGCCGTCCGGTCCACCCCCACCACCCAGGGAGTCCACGTCATGCCCATCGTCACCTTCGCCAAGCAGTGCCTCTACCAGCCCCCGACTGAACAGACCGGGGAGATCGACGCCGACGGCAAGCCCATCCTGGGCCCCATCCCCGAGCGTGTGCTGTATGAGAAGGGCGGCAAGTATGACCTCCCCGACGACCTCGCCGAGCACTGGTTCATCGCCGCCCACCTCGAAGGCTACGAGCCGCCCGGCCCTCCCCTGGGCTCGCACCAGTACGCCCAGAATATGCTCTACGCGCAGCGCGCGGCCCGGCTGAATGAGCCGATGTCCGAGCAAGGCCCGGCGGCCGCGCCAACACCGCCCGGCACGGTCAAGGCCGAGCCAATCGTCTTCGCCGGTCACCCGATGACCGACAAGCCCGCCATCCCGCACCCATCGTTCCTCGCGGGCGGGCCGGGCCCCCGATGACCCGCCGCCCCATCGCCAAAGCCCCCGCCAAGGACGTGATGGCCCCCACCACGGGCCCATCCGGCATGGCCACCGGGATCGCGCCGGAAAATCAGGCGGCCTCGACCGTGGTTCCCATCGAGCCCCCCTCGGGCTGGGACACGGTGGCCACCGCCCGTGACATCGCGATAGCCGCCGGGAGGCAACGCGCGTGAGCCAGACAGCGGAGACCATCGCCTACCCGCCGCCGGTCTTCGCCGCGACCTCGACCGCGCCGCTGTCGGTCCGGCCGCCTGCCAACCCCTACATCACGCCCGACCAATTCCGCCTCGATATGCCCGTCTTCGAGGACCCGACGATCTACCCGGACCCGACGGTCCAGTATTTTCTCGACGTGTCCGGCGTGATGATCAACGAGAAGCGCTGGGGCCAGATGACCGTCATGGGCATGGAACTGGTCACCGCCCATTTCCTCACCCTGCAGCGCTACGCCTTCCTCAAGGCGGGCGGCAACGTGGGCGGGGCTGGCGGCGTCCCGGCGCTCGCTGGCGGCCTCATGTCATCCAAGAGCGTGTCCAAGGTCTCGGTCTCCTATGACCAGTCCAGCACCTCGGTCGAGGGCGGCGGGCCGTGGAACTACACCGTCTTCGGCCAGCAATTCCTCTGGTGGGCGAGCCTCGCCGGAACCGGCGGCTACGAGACCCTCACGGTCTCCAGCGACGGCATGGTGGGCATCGTCCACACGTGGGCGCGCGGCGTCATGATCGGCTGGGGCGGCATCTGATCCCACACCAACCCGGAGGACCGCCATCATGTCGCTATCGCTGATCCTGCTGATCATCCTGATCCTCCTGTTGGTCGGGGCGCTGCCCAACTGGAGTTGGTCGACCGGCATGGGCTGGGGCTACTACCCGAGCGGCATTCTCGGGATCGTTCTGTTGATCCTGATCATCATGCTTCTGATGGGCCGGATCTGATCATCGACCACTAAAGGGAGGCCCTCGCCCATGTCGGGTTCGTCCACCCGCGACAGTATCGCGCGCCTGCACCGCACCATGACCCCGGACAACCCGCCCGAGGCTGGCTTTCTCAAAGAGGGCGAACTGTCGGTCGAGATGTCCGATCCCATGCGGATCTGGATGGGCGTGCCGATAGGGCTGGATCCGACTGGCCGCAGGCTCCTCTACGACCGGACCTGGATCCCGCCGGGCGGCCCATTCGTGCCGATCTCGGGCGGTCTGATGACCGGCCCGCTGAGCCTCTACGCGGACCCCACGCAGCCCTCCTACGCGGCCACCAAGCGCTACGTCGACCAGAACTTCGCCCCCATCGCGGGCGGCGGATATGTCCAGAAGATCGGCGACACCATGTCCGGTTCGCTGACCATCCAGACCGCGACCGGGGCCCCGCTGTTCATCACGGCGACGGGGACCAACTGGCCCACGATCCGAATGAACACCACGCAGGCGAGCGGGACCGCCGCCGGTTATTTCACCTCGCTGCGCAACGGCAAGGCACGCTGGTCCATCGAATTCGGCGGCACCCAAACGGAAGCCGGGGGCAACACCGGGACCGATTTCCTCATCAACCGCTTCGCCGACGACGGCACGCCGATCTACGCCTCCCCGCTGGGGATCATCCGGGCCACCGGCACGGTCAACATTGGCACCCGGCTGATGCTCGCCGTGGATCCGACCGCACCGCTCGAAGCCGTGACGATGCAGTGGGTCCAGAACAACTACAGCAGCAACACCCAGGGCGACCTCCGGTGGGTCAACGTCACCGGGGATACCATGTCGGGCGCTCTGACCATCGGCGCGGGCGTGAACAACGCCCTGACGATCACCCCTGGCGCAACCGGCGCTGATACGATCACACTCGCTCAATCGGGCACGGTGGGCATTCGGCTTCCGACGATCCGGGTCACGGCGGCGAGCGCGCCGCTCGTGGTCACCGACACAGCCGAGTTGCCACTCATCGGAGCGGGAGGCGGGACGCTCATCCGCTTCCTGGGGTCCGCTGCGAGTAACGTATCGCTGACGTTCGATGCGTTTGGATCGGGTGGCGCGGGCGGCACCGCTTTTTTCACTGGTCGCGGCGCGCAGGGATCGGCTTCCGCGCCATCGGCGATACTGGCCAACGGGCAACTCGTGATGCTGCGCGGTCAAGGTTTCGGCGCGACATCCTATGGCACGGGCGCGACAATCGGCATGCAGGCCGCCCAGGCGTGGACCGACGCGGCGCGCGGCGCTTACATGACTTTTTCCACAGCCCCGTTGGGGACCAATACGGTCACTGAACGGCTGCGGATAGACGCATCCGGCATCGTCCTGATCGGCCAGACGGCCCCCTCTGGCCCAGCGCTGCTACAGGTCAACGGCGGGCTGAACCTCGGCGGGGCACTGGCGGCCTCCTCGGCGGATCTGGCCCGGCACATCAACCTATTCGATGGAGGCGGGGCCAACAGCTTCGGCTTCGGCGTCTCGTTCGACGGCACCAACGCGCACCTGAACTATGTCGTGACCGAGGCCACGCACACCTTCCACACCTTTGTCGTGGGCGCGGCCAACATCGCCACCATCGGTCCGGCCGGTCTGACCATGCTTGGCCCGACCGACATCGTCCTGGCGCGTGATCCAAGCCAGCCGATGCACGCCACCAACAAGCAGTGGATCGAGGCGAATTACTCGACCAACAACCAGGGCGACACACGCTGGGTCAACGTCACGGGCGATGCCATGACGGGCCCCCTGAAAATCACGGTGGCGGATACCGTGGCTGGGTTCGTCATGACTGGTGCCACGAAGGCCGTCCGCTTCAGGGCCGACGCGACCGCGTTCTGGATCGAGGGCGTCGATCAGACGGGAGTGACCAGCTACCAAAACCTCAACCTCGGGGGCGCGGCGGTCACCATCAACACGGTCTCCTGGATGGAACAGCGCGCGACCTTCAAGGGCGGGGTTGGCTTCAACAACGCGGTGGCGGGTAGCCCGACAGAATTGACCAACCACATCGACCTGTTCGGCGGGTCGTATGGGTTCTCGATCACCCCGTCCACCCTGAACATCGTCTCGCCGCTCGCCGCGCAGATCGTCATCAACGGCGTGCAGGCGGCGTTCTTCGACGCCAACGCCATGACGATGGGGACGGCCAAGGACATCGTCCTGTCCCGAGATCCGACCCAGACGATGCACGCGGTCAACAAGCGCTGGGCGGACGCCCAACTGGCGCTCTACCTCCCCCTGACCGGAGGCACCCTCACCGGCAACGTCACCTTCAACGCGGGCGTCTACGCCAACGCCGGACTCGCGGTGCAGGGCGGCGACCTCTCGGTGGGATGGGGCGGCGCTGGCGGGGCCTGGGCTCGGCTCAACACCGGACCCGGCTACGCCAAGGGCTACGTCTTCCAGAGCAACACCCTGAACCGCTGGGGCCTGACCGTCGACGGCACGGGCGAACTGGCCGACGGCTCCAACGCCGGGGCCACGCTGATCGTCCAGCGCTTCAACGACGCGGGCGGCCTCATGGGCACGGTCCTGACGTTCTCCCGCGTGAGCGGCCTGGGGACGGTCTACGCGGACCCCGTGGATCCCATGGGCATCGCCACCAAGAAATACGCGGACGACACCATAGTCCGCTTCGGGGGCCCGTTCCTGCCCCTGACGGCGGGCTCGGGCGTGCCGCTGACCGGCGAACTGTATCTGCCCATCGCGCTGCCCACGCTGGACCAGCACGCCACCAACAAGAAGTATGTCGACCAGAAGGACGCATTCCTCGCGCAAGAGATCGCGGCCCTCTCACAGAACCTGATCTTTGTCGGCCAGATCCTGATCCCGACGGACATGGGCACCTACACGACGGTCGCCGGGATCACGCCCAACCCAGGCCCCCTGCCCGCCCCCGATCCGCAATTCAAGGGCTACTACGTCATCGTCACCGGGCCGGGCTCGCCCCCCGCCGGATCCAACATCCCGCCCGGCGAGTATGTCCGCTCTGACTGGCTCGTGTGCGACGGCACCACCTGGACGTGGCTCAAGCTGGGGCTCGTGTACTTCACCGCCAACGAGGTCGAGGTGGACCCGCCCATCGAGGGCAACGACACGGTCCAGGAGACCCTCCAGTGGCTGAATGACAACAAGGTCGACCTGGACGGCGACACCCTGACCGGGCCGCTCTACCTCCACGCGGACCCGACGACCGACCCGATGGCGGCCAACAAGCACTACGTGGATGGCGTCATCACCCGCGCGGGCGGACCCTTCCTGCCCATCGCTGGCGGCACCCTGACCGGGCCCCTGATCAGCACCAAGCTGACCGACCAGTCCGGGGACATCGCCAGCGGCACGGTCACCAACAGCACCGGGGCCTTCCTCAAGCTGGTGGCCGCGCCGAGCGTTACCCGAGGGCTCGATTGGAACTCAGGCAGCCACCTGATCTGGCGGCTCTCGACCGTCAACCCGGAATTCGGCGGCGCGGCGGACACGGGCGGGGATCTCGGTCTCTACCGCTACTCCGACATCGGCGGCTTCCTCGGGACCGCGTTCACCATCTCCCGTAAGACGGGCAACGTCGAATTCGCGGCGGGGATCAGCACCTACAACGCGACCGGCGCGAGCCCCCTGGATCTCACCAAGCACATCAACCTCTACGGCGGCGGCTACGGCTTCTCGGTCACCAACGGGCGGCTGAATGTGGTCGCTGGCACCACGGTATTCGTCGCTGGCGGGTATGACGCCGCGTCGGTCGACACAACCGGCCTGACCATGGCGGCCGGGGACATCACCCTCCTCCGCAACCCCTCGCAGGCGATGCACGCGGTCAACAAACAGTGGATCGAGGCCAACTACAGCACCAACGCGCAAGGCGACGACCGTTGGGTCAACACCTACGGCGACGAAATGACCGGCGGCCTGCGCATCAACTACACGCCCACCGACACGTGGGCGCAACTCTGGCTGCGACCCAACCCAGGCAACGCCGGGACCAGCAACATCCGCTTCGGCGGCACCTTCGGCGTCGGCGTCCCCGACCAGGGACCGCGCTATGTCACCTCGATCCGGTCCGGGTTCGTCTCGGGCGGATGGGGCCAGGAATTCCTCGACATCTGGATCACCAATCAGGTCAACGACGCCAGTTCGGACGCCAACCAGTCCCGCGCGGCGCGCTTCATGCTGGGCGGGACAACGATAGACACGCCGCTCGCGGTCGCTGGCGTGGCCGACTTCCAAAACCTGATCAAGACCACCGCCAACGTCGGCGGGGTCGTGCCGCCTCCCGGCAACGCCGGATACATCATGTGGAACGGGTCGGGCTCGCAGGGCGAGATGACCTTCGCCAACGCCTACACGGGGACCAACACCAGCTTCTCATTCCGGCAGATCAAAGCCGCTGGCGTGTGGGACACGCACGCGACCCTCGACAATACCGGCCTCACGCTGACCGGCATCGGCGTGCGCTACAACGGCGTCGCGGGCGGCGGGAATGTCATCGGCTTCGCCTGGACCGGCTCGGCGATGAACTCGTTCGTGGACGGGACCAACGTCGGCACGCTCGCCACCACTGGACAGGTGGACGGGAAGGTCTCCAAGACCGGCGACTGGATGACCGGCCCGCTGACGATAAACACCGCCCAGAACACATGGCCGTTGTTTATCGCGGGGAACGTGAACGGCACCACGCCAGCCGCCGGTTTCGGCCAGTATCTCGGCTACAACATGAC